TATCATTTGAAGGTTTGTTTGAACTACGTACCTGTGTGGTATTCCTAGTTCATACTTTTCTGCTGCGAACTGAGAAACCATTTTTATTTCTAAAGAAGCGTCTGACTCGACTACCTTACCTGTAAAGGGTGAAACCTGTCCTCCTGGAATAAAGAAGTCTAAAGAGGCTGATAAATGCGGATAGTTGATGTTTACAGCGTAACAAGGAATAGGAACTTTAGTTCTAATCTTTTTAGCTTGCGTCCAGTTATCTACCCAACCTGTTTCAGTTCCATCGTAGAACTCCCATAGGTCTGATATTTTCTCTTCAAAGTGCAAACCGTTCACAGTAAACTTTGTTGCAAAGGGAGGTATGTCGTAATCTATCTTACTTCTAAAAAGTTTTACAGCATCACCATACTCATCCATGTCTATGATAGTAGCTATTTCTGATGACCCTAATGTGTTTTTTCTAAACGAATACCAATCTTCATTTCTTTTACCTTCAATAAACTGAGGTATAAAAAACCCGTACACATCTTCTTTTATTTGTTTAGCGTATTTAGAGTATTCTCCTAAGTGTGCGATTTCATCTGGCAGGTTACACCCAAGATTATCTAATGATAAATCTATTTTATTTATTTCCAATGTTGTTGACATATTAATTGTAGATTAAAGAAACGGGCTTCACCTACTCCCGTTTTGGATTAAGGCTTCTTTATAACTACTACGTAAAATATTTAAAAGGGTAAATCGTCATCATCATCATACGAAGGCTCTTCTTTTTTTGTTTCTAAGACTTGAGCTTTTAAATAACCATCTACTTTTTCCGCTGCTTGTTTTAGTTCAGGAGAAACGGTGTTTAGTATGTTGTCCTCAGCAGGCTTTAATTTAGAACACATTTCTTTTAGCTTTTCATGAAGCTCGAAACGGTCATAGTCTGTTCTATCTCTAAGCTTTGTTACCTTAGTCAATTCCATTTGCTCTTCGACACTAAGTTTCCACTTAGGTCTGTCATCTCCGTTTATTGTTAGATAAGCTGTTGGAAATGATTTACCATCTTTAGATCTTGTTGCTAATGAAATCTTAATCAATCCTAATTCAGTGTAAGAGCAAAGTGTATTAAGAATACCTCTACCCACCATGCTTAATGATGACTCAATAACATAGTCCATACCTTCATCAGTAATGGTAAGATTAAAAACTTCTGTTTTGTCGCCTTTATATTCATTAACCTGAAAGTTAATAGATTTAAAATAGCCACTAACAAATGTTTCGTTTTGTGTGTGCTGATACTTTCCTGTTTCAGCGTTCTTCTCATAAACCTTAAACACTGGTTTTTCTTCTTTAGTGTTTAACTTTAAATAAGTCTTCGGAGCATTATCTCTTCCTAGTCCCATAATATATAAAATTTAATTGTTTACTAATTTAATAAGGAGGTTCTTCTGGTCTACTGTCCTTGAAAACCGTTCCCTTGTTGTAATTGTTAATATCCTCTTTTTCAGAGGTTTCTTGCTGTTCAAATACGTAATCATCAAAGTTTGGTCTTTCATCTTTCGTACTGACAAATTCTTCTCCTAAGATAGTCTTTTTAAACCATCCTCGCAAAGGACTTTCGTTGTCAGAATCATAAAAACTAAAAAAATCTCTGTACTTCCCTCTACCCATATTCAGTAGTACAGGGCTATCCATTGGAGTTTCTAAACCACCTGTATGTTTTGACTTTACTTTTTTAACAGCTATCTGTGTTTGGTTTCTTAATTCCTCAACAAACTTGTATCTATGAACTAATAACATGTGGGTGCATTTGTTTTCCCATACTACACCATCAGCAAGGTCAGCAGCATTCAACGGAGAAGGATTACCCTTTAAGTCTCCTGATTGATGAACTCTTCGTGCTGACTCTGTATTGGAGTGCATACCTATGTATAAAGACATATTCTTATGCTTGCACCACTTCTGTAGCTTGGTAGCCACTTGAAGTGTGTATTGGTATGTATTAAGCTTTCTGTCTACCTCTGTATAATCTACAGTTAAAGCGTTCCAAGGGTCTATAAACAGATAATCAAACTTACCTTTTTTAGCCTCTATCTTTTCAACCATACTAAGAATATCTAGGTAGCTTAACATATCTTCAGTTTCTATAAAAGCAAAGTTTTTGTCAAGGTATTTCAATCCTTTGTCTATGTGTTGTTTGGGCATATCCTTAACCTTTTCACCATACAAAAATTCAAGCACAAAAACTTTAAGTTCCCATGCAGGATTTTCGGTGCTGTATATGATGACACGCTTACCATGAAGGGCATTAGCTAGAGCAAAAAGAAAACAAGCGATAGTGGTTTTACCTAAACCTGCTGTACCTCCTATAATATCAAAAGCTTGGTTCTTAAACCTATAATGCCTATCTAAGTCTTTATACCCTGTTGATAGTCCCATTGGTATCTTGCCACTAGC